GGCGAGCGTTGCCTGGTTCTGATTATATTAGTGGTCACATCCACTATTACGCGACAGGTGCGACATTGCCATCAGGCTTTACTTCATCTGCAAGAATAAAAAAGATTTTCAGCGTTGCGGATGCAGTTGCTTTAGGCATTACAGACACTCACTTAGGTGAGACAAAAGCGGTTGCTAAATGTGTTATTGGTGGTACACCTGCAAGAGGTAACACTATTACCATTACATACACAGGGATCGATGGTGCTGAAAACATCATTACAAACTACTCATTGACAAATGTTGATGCGGTAAGTACTACAACAGCAGCGACAGGAATAGCAGCAGCTATCAATGCAAATACGCAAACACATGGCTTTTCTGCAACAAATGTTATTAGTGGAACGCCAGGTGCAAACTTGTTAATCACTACTAAAGGCGGTGAGGGTATTTTTCCAAATTCAGGCACACCATATTCATCGACAATTACAGGTGGAGGTATGACAGGCACATGGACACAACCAACAGGAGCAGGTTCAACGGTGCTAGGTGTTGCTTCATGGATAGATACTTTATACTATCACATTGCGGAATACTTCCGTATCCAAGCAAAAGGACAATTATTTGTAGGTCTTTACGAAGAAGAATCAAGTACTTATGCTTTTGAGGACATCACTACTATACAAAACTTTGCAGCAGGTGACATCAGACAATTATCAGTATTTGAGAAGAATGTTGCTTTTAGTGCAGCACAATGTGCAGCGTTACAAGCTATTGCAACAGCGAATGACAATGTTTACAAGCCATTGCAAATCATTTTAAATGCAGAGATAAGCGCAACAGCATCGGTAGCAGACTTAGTAAATTTAGCAACGCAAACAGCACCAAATGTAAGTGTATGTATTGCTCAAGATGGTGCTAATGATGGTTATCATATCTACAAAGCCACTGGCAAGTCAGTAGGTGCAGTAGGTGCTATGTTAGGTGCTATTTCATTTGCTAGAGTAAACGAATCTATCGGATGGGTTGCTAAGTTCAACATGGCATTAGGTAGCGAGTTAGATACTATTGCTTTTTCAAATGGTCAGTTATATTCAGTGTTAGCGGAAAGTCAATTTGATAGCTTAAATGATTTTGCTTATATCTTCTTGCGTAAGTTTGTTGGTATTTCGGGGTCATATTGGAGCGATAGCAAAACAACTGTAACACCGACAAGTGATTATGCCACTATCGAGAATAATCGCGTATATCAAAAGATTTCGCGCAATGTAAGAGCTAATATGTTACCTGCGGTAAGTGGACCAATCTACGTACAAGCAGATGGAACATTAACGGCAGCTACAATCAAATACTTCGAAACATTAGCAAATAATCCAATCGTACAAATGGAGGCAGATGGCGAGGTATCAGCGCACAAAGTAATTATTAACCCAAACCAAGATGTACTTGCTACAAGCACACTAGAGTTGACATTGCAAAATGTACCTGTAGGAGTTGCTAGAACTATCAAGATAAATGTTGGATTTGTAAAATCAGTATAACAATGGCATTAAATGGAATTCCTTTAGTAAACGGCAAACAATATGAGTATGCTGACATTACTATGATAGTGTTAGGTACACCAATTATCGGTGTTACGGCTATCGAGTATGGTGAAGAAGATAGCGTTGAGAACATCTATGCTACAGGTCGTTATCCTGTTGGACGTGGTTACGGTCAGATAACACCAAGCGCAAAAGTTACTATCTTGATGAATGAGGTTATGAACATCGTAGCAGCAGCTCCGAATGGTCGCGTTCAGGACATCCCTGAATTTGACATCGTGGTATCATTTACAGATACTAACCTTATCCCAGTAGTGCATACTATCAGAAATTGTAAGTTTATGACTAACAAGATAAGCACTACGACAGGTGACACATCTATTCCGATTGAGATGGATTTAGTTCCATCACATATTGCATGGCAATAAATAATTTTTAGATTTGTGGCTTAAATTATAAGTTATGACAATCGAAGAAATTAAAGCAAAGTATCCAAATAGTGATATTTGGACATTAGAGGTAAAGAGTAAAAAAGGCGAGCCTATTGTAATTCACTTACGTGAGATGGATAGGATAGCTTACAAGTCAGTATCTGCGCTAATTGCTAAAGATGAGTTGATGGGAGTTGAAAGTTTTTTAAAGACCCTTTATGTTGGCGGTGACGATGTGGCTAAGATTACTGATGATTTTACAGCGTTGCGAAGTGCTGCCATTAGTATCTTACCGATGTTACAAGCGGAAGCAGGAGAGTTAAAAAAAAATTAGATTTTTACAAGGATCAGTTAGAAGCGGATGAGTTTGCACGTAAAAATGCGCTTATCCGCTTTTATTTTAAGGTTAACCCAAATGAACTAACGGATGATGAGTGGTGTGAAGCGTGTGAGCAAATCATGTATGTGTTAAAGTTTAACGGTACAATAGAAGTAAAAAAATGACAAATACTGGAGTTGAATATATTTTAAGTCTTAAGGACTTATTTACGTCAAAGATACGTAGCGCAACAAAAGAAACTGAAAAGCTAAATGGTGCGGTTAATACGGTTAAGATGGCACTTAGTGCTATTGGTGGTGCTTATGTTATTAATGACATAGTAAAGACAACAGCAGCATTTGAGGGATTAAGAAATCAATTAAACTTTGCAGCAGGTGATGCAATAAAAGGTAGCGAGGATTTAGAGTGGTTACGTAGTCGAGCTGAATACTTAGGTTTAGATTTACAATCAGCAGCAGAAGGATTTTCTAAGTTTAGTGCAGCAGCACGTAACACATCATTAGAGGGACAAGGAGTAAGAGATGTATTTGAGGGTGTTGCAGAGGCTACAACAGCAATGCATTTATCAGCAGACGATGCTAATGGTGTATTTAGAGCCTTACAACAAATGCTTAGTAAGGGTAAGGTATCAGCAGAGGAATTAAATGGTCAGTTAGGTGAAAGGATGCCAGGTGCATTTCAGATAGCAGCAAGGTCAATGAAAATGACTACTGCGGAGTTAATGAAAATGATGCAGCAAGGTCAGTTGATAAGTGAGGAGTTTTTACCTAGATTTGGTCAACAACTAAGGATGGAATTTGGCAAAGCAAGTGATGATGCAAGAGAATCACTAACAGCTAATATGAATAGAATGAATAATTCTATACTTGAATTAAAAGTAACACTTGGAGAAACATTTTTACCTATAATACAAGCAACTATACAAGGAATTATAGGAATAGGTCAAGCTATAAATTCAACTATTGGTTTTGTAAAAGAATATTCAATTACGTTTGGGGTATTAGCAACAGCAATGTTATCATATTGGACTTACACCAAGTTAGCAGCTATTTGGACAGGAATTAATATGGTTAGGGCAATATTTGCATTGTCAGGTGCAACAATAGCACAAACGGTAGCACAATGGGCATTAAACGCAGCTACAGCAGTATTTGATGCGCTAACAGGTAATGTGTGGGCATTAGCATTAGCAGGTGTTACAGCAGCAGCAGTCGGTGTATGGATGTATAAGAATAAACAAGAAGCATTAAATGAGCAATTACAAAAGACTAAAGACTTACAAAAAGGAATTAATCCTGCGTTAAATCCATTAGGCGCAAAAGGTTTAACTCAAATGGGAGGTGCTAAACCTCCATCTACAGGCAAAGGAGGTACATCTACAAGTGCGGTTGAAAGCAAGGGAGTTCAAAACTTTAACATCTCAATTAATAAGTTAGTTGAGAAGTTAGAGGTAAGTACTACAACAATAAAAGAGGGTGGCGCAGCTATCAAAGATGAAGTAGCAAAAGCACTATTAGAGGCGGTAAATGATTTCCAACTATTAGCAACTAAATAACTATGGCATTACAATTTACAATACCAAACGGAATACCACCAAAGTCAGCACAGACATTAGCTAGTGGCTTTGGCTTACCATTAGTACAACGTGCTTTAATTGGCAATATAGCAACACAACCACAAGATGAGCATAACGATAGTAGGTTTGGAACACCTGTTTATGATTGGATATTTATTCAAAGGCCTGAATACAATGAATACACATTTAATGAATTAACAAAAACCTATGATAAAACACCAGTAATACCTCCAAATAATAAAACTTTAAATGGGGAACTTGGTTTTTATTGTGAAGGTGTAATCATTGAAGCAAATCGACAACGCAACATAGTAACTACACAAGTAAGCGGTTATAATGATGGAAGCATAGTTGAGTATATCAATAATGGGGATTGGAACATTACAATTAGAGGTTTTATAAACTCTAAATTTGCGGATGTATATCCACGTGCAGATGTACAAACATTGTTATCATATTGCAGTGCGCCAGTACCATTAAAGATAACATCAAAATTTATTAATGATGTTTTAGGAGTTAGTTATATTATACCAACAACACCTAATGTATTTCAGCAACAAGGGTTAAGAAATGTGCAATTCTTTGAGATAAGTTGTATTAGTAACATACCATACACAATCACACAAAATGCTTAGATTAATCAATAGAGTAAAGATTTATACAAATGATGGGTCATTTATAACTATTGAGACAATAAATGAAGTCACTATAACAAGGTCGTTTGATACGCAAACTCAAACGGCAAAGGTTATACTGCCTAGAAATCTAAAGTATGAGAATAAAAACATTTATGAGGGTACAGACCCATTAATAAAGCGCGGTAATAAGATAGAGTTTTATGCGGGTTATTATCCTAACATACCATTGTTGTTTAGTGGCTACATCTCAAAAATTAACAACAACGTGCCACTAGAAATACTTTGCGAGGATGAGATGTTTTTGCTCAAGCAGAAGCAAGCACCTAATTTAAGTTATAGGAGCGTAAACTTGCGCACATTTATCGAAAAGGTGTTAGGTGATAGCAATATACCATTTGAGGCATTAAATGCAGAACTAGGGCAAATTAGAACGCAAAACGCATCCATCGGAAAGGTACTGCAAGTATTAAGAGATGACTATGGTTTATATTCATACTTTGTCAATGGCACACTTTACGTTGGTTTAGCATTTCAAATTGACCAAGCAAAAGAACAAGTATTTTTATTTGAACGTCAGATGATAGTTGATGGCATGGACTTAATCTACTTAAAAAAAGAAGATGTAAAAGTTCAAATCAAAGGTGTATTAATAGGCAAAGACAATAAAAAGACAGAGTATTCATACGGTGATAGTGATGGGGAACTAAGAACTATATTTCAGTATGGAGGTACTAAAGCGGAGTTAGACCAAAAGGCTAAATCATTCTTAGAGCAAATGAACTACACAGGCTATTATGGTTCTTTCAATACTTTTTTAGAGCCAACAGTTGTACCTGGTGACCATGCAATTATTGACTCTTATAAGTATCCTGAAAGAAAAGGTACATATCTGATTAAATCAGTTGAGACATCATTTGGCACTAACGGAGGCCGACAAAAGATAGAACTAGAACGCAAAATAGCATAATGGCAACACAAAGTAGAGACATAGCAGAGGCAATAAGGACATTAAGCGGAATGGATGATTTGACTTATGAATCATCAGTATGCACAATCATAAAAGGAAGCATTGACACTACTAACATGACGTGCGATTGTGATCCTTTGGATGGGTCGGCTTACCTTTTAGATGTACGTTTAAATGCTAACTATACTAAAGGCTTTACGTTAATACCTAAAGATGAAAGCATAGTAATAGTTACTCAATTAAGTGATGCAACAGCCTATGTATCTATGGTGTCAGATGTTGACCAAATATACCTAGCAGGTGATGACAATGGTGGATTAGTAAAGGTTAGTGAATTAGTTGATAAGATAAATAGAGTTGAAAATCAAGTAAACAATATTTTGAATGTTTTAAAAACAACTGTCATACCATTAGCACCAAGCGGTACATATCCGTTTGCGCCACTTTACGCATCTATATTAGACATAACACCACTAACACAAGTAAACGATTTAGAAAATAAAACAGTACAACATGGCAATGGTTAAAGATTTTAAAACAGATACAGATGGAGACTTGTTCATCTCAAGTGGTGACTTAGCTATATTCGAAAGTGATAGTCAAAGCATAGTTGATATAATAACGTCAAACAATGGTGACTGGAAAGAATACCCATTATGTGGGGTTGGTATTGACAATTACATTAACTCTAACAGCTCGCAACAGTTCTTGACAAACAGCATCAAAACACAACTTACCAATGATGGCTTTACCAACATAGATGTGATTTACGATGATAATAACTTATTAAACTTTACTATCGATGCAGTACGTAGTTAAGAATGGTTTAAGCATTTATGACGTTGCGGTATTGCTTTATGGTGATGCTCAATTATCGGTTAAGCTATGCACAGATAACGGCATTAGTATAACTGATTCAATAGTAGGCTTGACACTTACCTATGATGAGAATATAAAGAATCAACAGATAGTAAATAACACAGCAAAGACATACGTACAAGTACCAATAAACGATAACTATGTTATAAGGGAATTGCAATCTAACTATGACTTATGTTTGCAGTTTGGCTATGGCTTTGATAGGTATGGTGAGTTTCTTAATAAGGTGCAGTTAGGTGCTGACATTGTAAACAACGTACAAAGTCAAATACAAGTTACGAAGTTAAACAACAACTTTGGAAATATTATCTTTGCAACATTAAGTGACGATGTAATTGCAACAGAATCTAACTTTTATCTATTGTTAGAAAATGGAGACTTTTTATTACTTGAAAACGACGATAAAATAATACTATAATGGCAAATACTAAGATAAGTAATCTACCAAGTGCGGGTGCATTAGCAGGTACAGAGCCACTACCAATAGTTCAAGGTGGTGCAACAAAGCAAACAACTGTTCAAGATATTGCTAATTTAGTTAATGTAATTAACAAACAAAATATATCAATAGATGTGTCTTCAAGCATTACAGCTGTTTTAAATCAATATTACATCGCAATAGCAACGGCAACATTTACCGACCCAACACCATCGGAAGGTAAAGGATTTATTGTGCTTGTTAGAAATGGAACTTCTACTATTGGAGGTACTGCATACGCAACGGCGGGAACTTTAATTTACAGATACTATCATTCAGGTGCATGGGTGAATTATGAATTTAGCACAAAGCAAATTTTAAAAGCCTATTTTGATACTTTATACACCCCAATAGCTACGGCTAATAACCTTTACATCACAACAGGTGACCAAACAAAGACGGCAACAGGCATACCTACTATTGCAAATATTACAGGTTTATCGGTTACAACTGTTGCAAATAAAAGATATGCTTTTGAAGGTTATCTTCATGTTGGATGTAATGCTGCGGGTGGTATAAAGTTCGCAGTTACAGCACCTACTGGGTCAACTATATCGTTTGGTTTTATGGGTCCAGCAACTCCAAATTTAACAAATGGAATACAACAATTTATTTCAGCATCAGCAACTTTAACGACTTCTGCACTTGCAAACGCAATTTCATCTTTAGGTATTGTAAAAGTATATGGAGAAGTATCAACAGGCGCAACCACAGGAACGATTAACTTTGGATTTGATTCCGCAAATAATGGACAAACATCAACTATCTATCAAAATGGTACTAACATAGTTTACACAGAAAGATGATAATAGAACAAGCAATAGAAGTAAATGGTGCTTTAGAGCCTGAAAATTTACATTTGGAATTGAAATTCGGTAATCATTGCGATGGCGAAAACTTTTATTTTTTTGAGTCAGACCAAGAACGAATTACATTTTACGAAAATCTTAATAAAATTTAGTTATGCTATACTTTTCAAACATCGCTTTTTTCATTCTTATAGGCTTCTGCGAGGCTGTTATGTGGGATGAATTAGTAACTAAAATTTCAAGGCTTACAGCTAAACGATTGCACTATCCATTGGTGTTTATAAGATTGCTTTGGTTTGGATTAATAGCGTTCGTTACCAACTACGATATGGCTACCATGATTCCGTTAGTTATGTGCTACCCATTTTGGCATTTAGGTACATTGTACCAATTTCGCCATTGGTTAAATCCTTCCATTTATCAGTATGGATTTTTCAGCAATGCGTCAAGCTCAAGCACATCGGTTTGGGATAGATTGCTACCTATGGACTGGCAATTTAGAACTTTACTTTTTGTTGTTGGTACTATGTTTTATTTATTATGGAACTTATGATTACGTTACCTATCGTTGTTACTATCTGCGCCTTTATACTCGGCATCACATTTACCCTTGTAAAGATTATTTATGATATCATTATCAGAAGGGTCGGAGTACTTGAGAAGGCTAAAGAGAATCACGAAAAACGTATTCAAAAGGTTGAGGACTTGCACGGCAGAGATATTGATGAAGTGAAAAAGTTACTTGCTGAATTATCGATTGAAGTCAAAGCACTAAACAAGTACATACATCGGGATAATCATGATTTGCTTGACTTTATTAAGCAACAAGGAGATATAATTCAGCTTATACATAAGCAGATGAAAAACTAACAACAACACCCATGTCACAAAGAAATGAATCGCACTATAAGTACATCATTGATAACCCAAATGCGACACATCATGACTTTACAAATGCCTTTGGACTTAACCCTTTTCATGGAAGTTCAAAGTTTTACAGACTAAAAAAACAAGTAGCGCAACATCCGACACTAGCCAAAGATTCGTCAGAGAATGGCTATTCCTTTGAGGATGCAAAACACTATTGGCATAAGTCAAATAACGTATCAACATTTGTCAAGGTAGACAATTCAATAAGCGGCTTTGAGGTGGTCCAAATGATAGATGACATCCTTGAAGCTCGCAAGTTACCAAAAGTAAAACTACCAAAAGTAAAAGTAAGTGAGAAAGTACTTAACGTAATCATATCAGATATGCACGTTGGACTTGATCCTAACCCACAAGGCAGAAGCCTATTTAATTACAAATACAACAAAGAAATATTTAACTACAGACTTGAGCAAGTATACCTATCAGTAATTAAAGAGTATAACACACATGGATGCTTTGACACTTTAGTGCTTTATGATTTAGGTGA